ATATCAAAGAACGACAACAAAAAAGATTTAGATTCCATATATGAATGACAACCAATTAATATCAATGCTAATGAACGGTACAGACTTACAAGAAGTAGCTAAAATAGATGTGGAGCCTATTGTAGCTCAATCAGAAGCACTCCTTAGAAAAGATGTACAAAAAGTGGTAGAAAGTCCTGCAGAAAGTCCCGCAGAAAGTCCTATAGAAAGTAAAACTTTAGGTACTAAAGACTTAATAAAGTTATCTGATTATGTATATTCTATGCCTGCAGGGGATTTAGGTATGCTAGAAAACTGTGGTGTACCTAATTATAGACTAGCGCAATGCTGCGCTAACTGCGCCTTTTCTGTATACGACCCCGTATTAAATAGCGCGCGCTGTGTTAAGTGGGATTGTTGTATAGTACCTGTATATTATTGTGATGAACATAAAGACCCCAGAAGTTTAATAAGTAAAGAGGATAATGTAGAAGAAACAGAGAAGAGAGAAGAGGAAGAGTATAAAGAAGAGATAGGCTTAGAATTATTAAGTGAACAGCAGCCCCGCGCGGCTACATTTTATCAAGACTCTACCCCTCTAGAAGACTCTACAACCCCTCTAGAAGACTCTATAAGCCCTTTAGATTCTTCTCACAATACAACCTCTATAACTTCACCCGACACCCCCTTACAACTAATATCTAACCACTATAAAGACCAAGAACTCTTTTTAGCCGCAACTACTAATGTCCCCGCTATTGAACCTGAGGTATACAAACAAGCTTATATTAAGAAGAAGTATTTACAGCTCTATAAAGAAAAGTATGGTTCTTTTGAAGGAGCTGTTATTTAGTTTTATATACTTTTAACATTACAGTTAATATGACCAAGTTTATAGAGATACAAAAGCAAGAACTAGCTGAAGTATCAAATTCAGTAAAAAAGCTATTAAAAGTACCTATAGCAACAATAGGAAGTTGGGTACATCCAGAGTACGGTGAGGTAAAGTTTTCTCAAGAGGATTTTAGCCAGATAGTAGGTAATTGGAGTAATAATATAGCAGGGTACGAACCTCCTTTATTTTTAGGTCATCCTACAGATATAAATAGTGTAGAAGGAGCTCCTTCAGTAGGTTTTTTAGAGAAACTATACCAAGAGGGTTCTGTATTATATGGTTTATTTGACCCCGTAGACGATAAAGTCTTTAACGACGTTGCTAAAGGGTCATACAGATACTCAAGTGCAGAGTTATCCAGAAACGCTTTAAGCAAAGAAACTGGTGAGTCTATAGGAACTTTACTGCGCGGGGCTGCACTTACTAATAGACCTTTTCTAACGGGCTTACCTCGTGTAGAAGCTGTTTACCAACAGTTTAGTGAACAACAACCTGAATCAAATTTAACCTTTTTATTTCATTTAAATACTATGTCAAACTCTTTTGAAACTACAGCTGCAGCTCCATCTGTATCTGTCTCTGAACAAAAATTAGCCGAAGTCGCTGCTGATTTAACTCTTAAACTTGAAGAACTCAGCAAAAAACTAGAAGCTACTGAACTTAAACTCTCCGAAGCTAACTCCGAAATCGACCGCCTGACTTCGGAGTCAACTCTTAAACAAGTTTCTCTTCTAAATATCTCCTCTGATACTAAACAGGTCTTCTCTGAACTATTACCCTCCCTCAGCAAACAACAACGTCAAGAACAATTAGAAAAACTTATTAAACTCTCTGAAGGTAACTCCCTAAAGTTTAATGAGCCTCAAGGTCAATCTAAACCAGATACCTCTGACCAACCTTCTAACCCTTACGAAGATATCATTAAACGTAATCAACAAGTCTTTGCTGACCTTCAGAAGGCTAAACTCTACTAATTATACCCATATAGAAAATATTCTTAGTTTTAAACTTTATAGGAATTTATTATGACAATCCCATTTGATGCTGAAGTAAGCCCTTATAAGTATATAGGGGATGAATACACTTTTGGTTCGTTACAGCTAACAATGTTAGCAAGGTCATTTGAACAGTTAGCAGTAACTTCGTTACAAGAGTTTTTCCCCTCAAGATTAATTAATGAGCGGACTATTGTTGTTGAACAAATTATTGAAGGCGTAGGTATTATGCCTATCGTTCGCTTTGGTGTTCCTAGCGGCGGTTATTTAGAACAAAACCGCGTCCGCTCAATGACCGCCCGCCCCGCTGTTGTTCGTGAAGATGATTTTATTGAACAACATTTTATTAACCAAGTACGCCGTGTCGGTACTTTTAATGAAGCTTACCGCCCGGAAGAATTTATCCAACGCCGCGTTCAACAACTTGTTGCTCGCCATTCTCGTACTAAAGACCTTTTTATTACTAAAGCTCTTCTCGGTGGTATAAAGTATACTGACCCTCGTACTGGCGTTAGTATAGATGTATCTTCTAATATTCCTGCTCATAACTTATTTAAGTACGACGGTTATAACAGTACCGCTGCTTCCGGTGATTTGAATGTCGCTGGCTCTGGATTAAAAGCTAATAAAGCTCTAAGTAACACTAAGGGCAGACCTGAAGCTCTTATGTTTAAATCTACTGATGGTCGCTGCGCTGTGCCTTGGACTGATAATAAAGCAGATATTATTTACTGCTTACGTCTTATTAAAGAATATCTTTATAAAACTAACAAAAACCGCCCTACTGATATCATAATGAGCTCCGATTTACTCACTATCTTAATGGAAAATGAGTACATTAAAGCTCTAAGCAATGTACCCGGCGTTGTAATTCTTAACCAACCAACAACCTCAGTTGCTGGTAATGCTAATATTGCTTCTACCTCTAATACCCCAGCAAGCTATATCACAATGGGTGCAGGTGGCGAAATCTCTTCTATCGCAGGCCTTCGCATTATTGGCGTAGATGGTCTATACCGCGACCCTGTAGATAATGTTATTAAAACCTATTGGCCTGCTCATAAAGTCGCTATCGTCTCCCGGTCCGCTTCTGGTGACCCCTCCTCTACTCTAGGCTTTACTTACCACTGTAGCGGTGAAGCCCCAGATGGTCAGCCCGGAATGTACATGCGCACCTCCGCTATGTCTGAACCCCCCGCACCTCCAGGTCGTGTAATGCAGCTCGGTGACGCTTTCCTCCCTGTTGTTATTTACCCCCACTGGATTTCTATCCTTGATGTGTGCGAACCTAATGAACTATCCAATAAGTTCATTATTCAATCCAACCTCAGCTACGGTACTTTCTAATTCTTTTACTCCTAGTCTTTTTTCTAGGAGTATACACATACTTATAAACATCATAAACATATTATTAAGAGGTTTAAATGACCACTCCTATTGAATTACAGGTAGCACCTGGTTTCCGTTTTTTAAAAGATTTATATCCTGAATCTAGAGGCATGGGGCTTAGCTATTATCCCTACTCCTCTATCTACTCTGGTTTAGTTCCTAGTTGGACTGCAACAGCTGGTAATTTGTCTACTCCTCCAGCTCAAACTGTATCTATTAGTGCAGGTTCAGCTTATTTAGATAGCCAATTGTCTACTTTAGCTAGTTCTGTAGATATAACAGTACCTACAACTTCCGCAGCAGTTGGCGATAACTATTATTATATTATTCTTAACCCTAGCCGCCGCGTTGTCCCTTATGTTGGCTCTACTAAACCTTCTACTCTATTAAATGGTGATAGTGTTACTGAAGGAGATTGGGCAGTTCAATGCGCTGATTTAGATGAATACCTGATCGCTAATTCTTTCTTTAAAAGAGTAGGCTCTTCTTGGCAACAATCTATCTCTAACGACCCTATTAACGATCTTATCTTCCAAGCCCCTATTGTCCCTTCCCAAAAAGGTAAAAACCGTCATTGGGGTAACCAAGTAGCTTCTAAGGTTACTGCTTCTAACTTCCAAGTAAATATTGTTGAAAAACGTGTTTATATCGGCAGCGTTTACCCCCCATATGTTAACTCTAACTCTTTGGCTCTCTTACGCGATTGCGCTTCCCTTCATATTGCTACTCTGGTTATTAACTTTAATGAGGGCACTGGTACTGCTAGAACCTTAAATACTGATAAAAGCTATTTGACAGTAGTAAATAACGTTAAGAACCCTTAGAACCAATAGTAGTTAAAAGTAAAAGGTTTGTATGAGTTATAGACTATTAGCTGTAAAACCGGAAATATTATATATAAATGGGAAAGGTCAAACAGTAACAGCCGGAGACTGTCTACATCTAAGTAATGTAGACGCTCAAGCTTTATTAGCCTCACCTATTAGTTCTTCTTTTGTTGTTATTGCTAGTGATGACCCCCAAGACGTTACACAATTATCTAGCTTTACTGAAGGGTCCGCTACTGAAACTGTAGCCCCTCCTCAAGAAAACTCTGTTTTGGGATCTGCTGTAACTGACCCTTTGGAGGAAATTTATGGGGAGTACAAACAAGATGGCGAACCTCTCTTTGCTTCTCTACAGAACCCCCAATCTTTACCTTCTACTGAGCCCTCTCTAGACCCTTCCCCTATAGCCGGCTTTGACTCCGAAATTATTCGAGTTTTAGGTGAAACCCCTAACTGGAAAAGCTTAGTTAATTATGTTAGAGAACTCGGTACCCAATCCCTTCCTAACCTTGAACTTATAAACTATATCCAGCAAAAGTATTCTTCTATGGGATCTGTAGTTAATGAGTGCAAACGCGTTATTACCTCTATTCAAGAAAAACAGATAGAAGAAAACTAATATGAGCATTCAGTTAAACTTTTCAGATAGATTTAGCTATCCCGCGCCAAACGGCATCCCCGGATATCCCTCTGATAGTATGGATAGTTTAACTGAGGCTCAAATATTAGAAGCCTCGTCTGAACTGTCTAGTATGGTAGACATTGTTAGACGGGCTTCTGTCCTTTTGAGACGTAAATCCGCTCTAGAAATCTTTAAAATAATTACCTTTGAATCGGACCCCCGTATCGCTCTTATTCTAGCTTCTGCTAAACGTCGCTCTGATAGTACTTACCTATTCCAGGGTCTTACTCAAGTACAAGAAGTTATGTTTGCCTCTACTCAACGAGGGGTCTCTGGTCAAACTAACCGAAATCTCTTCTCTGATGGCATAAAACGTGTCTCTGCTATACTAACTGCTTCTGTCTTAATAGGACAGTTAGCTCAAGTAACAGAGCAAGCTGAACATTCTAAAGTTCTTGAAAAGCAAGCTCTTGAAGATTTAGATAGAATTTGCTTAACCTATGAATTATCCAGCAGCACTTCTAGTGGTCATTTAGCTGAGATTGAAGAGCAGCCCGGTTTTATCTTTAACTCTACTAATATAGTATTAAATACCTCTGAATCTGTTAGGGTTAGTTGGTATGCTACCCATTTAACTAACTCTTGGATTAATTTACCTCCTTATACTTCTTCATTGCCTGTATGGCGTATAGTATCAGATTTAGCTGACTCTATTAATGCTGTAAGTGTCTTATATGAAGGCATAGGCTTAGTAGCATCAGTACAGTTAGCAGGTAAGAAGAATGAATTTTATTCAAATACTCATATCCTTAGGTTTTATGCCCGGAATACAAACTCAGGATTAACAACATACTCTTTAAATATAAAGATAGAAAAATACACCGATACTACTTCTACTAATGTTTCCCCGTTTGTATGGGGTATTAATATGAATTCATTAACTAGTAATATCCTTAATGGTTTAATTCTAGTTATAAAAGATAGTAAGACATCTACTATAAATAAAGATGTAGAGATAGAGCCCCAGGTATTATATATAAGAAACAAAGTACAGTATAGTGTAGGAGGTCCAACACCTCCAACTACAGCTAAAGTAAAGTATAGATTGCAGTTTTGGTCCCCTACTGAAATAATATCAAGTACAGACTTTCAAGAGATAACAATAACAAGAAGAATAGATAGTAACGCTGAGGTACAAAAAGACTTAGATAATTTAAGGTACTCACAGGTAGCTGTTAGTTTAATGGAAGCTATTACTGTTGAAAGAAATTATTCTGGCATGACCGGAGCGTTAATAAAAAATGATCCTTTAACTGCTTACCCCCCAGAAGCTGCTATTGAACTAATTGCTTGGACTCTTTCTAGATTAAATGTGTATGTAGTATTAGATATATTAGAGGTTCCTATAGATATTGATATAGCTACAGGTAATCTTATGAGCGCGTATAGTTTATATAGTAGTAATCCAAAATCTGTGAGAGTACAAGCAAGAACGTTAGCCGGCGGGGCTATAATTAACAATACCTCTTATACACAACCCCCTCTATTATCAACCCAACCTAAACGTAGTAATATACTGCGTAACATAGAAGACGAAGTGAAGAATTTAGGATACGGTCAATGGCCACAAATACTGTAGATACTCAAGCATTAGATAATGTATTTCCTACTCATGACCAAGCAGTATTAGCACTACTTAGTGCTATTCTAAATCACCCTGAGATAAAAAATAGTCAAATATATTATCCTGTGTTATTAGGAGAGTCCTCAGTAACCGAGCGTATTACAATAACAAGCGCTAGAGATTTTAGCGGTATCGAATTAATAGAGCCGGGGCTAACTTTAGCTGTTTTTCCTTTACATGATGATTACGACCAAAAGTCTTCTACTTTTACAGCCCGTAAGTCTACTAAGTCTGTTATATATGACGACCAGTATCTCGGCAGAAGCTCTACTTATAACTATGGCGTTAAATGCACTTTTAACTTTGTAGTCCAACTCTATTATCAAGATTCTATTTTTAACGCCCCTGTAGAGCTTTTATCCGATGTCGTAAACTTTGACAGCGAAACCCCAGGTTTTTACCCCTTAACTATCCCCGCTGTTGACTCTATTCAATATAAAGATAGATTACTCCCCCCTAACATTCTTAGCCTTCAAGAACGTCTTCAATCTTCTCTCTTTGAATTCCCTTTCTCTGAAAACCCTAATGTACCAGGTACAACTCTAAAAAAACCTACTAAGTTACGCTCGGATCCTCAAACTCTCTCTAAAGAATCTAGATTAGGTGGTTTAGATAGCTCCGTCTCTGTAACTACTCTGCCCGGAGAACGTATTATAAGATCTTGGATGTCTTTATTAGTTAAAGTTATACGGTCTTTAGTCTACCTTAAACCCTTTGCTCTAAGAAACCCTACTATTAGTATGGTTGATTATCCTTCTACTAATTGGTATAGAAACTCTGAAAACTTAGTATTTCATACCGGTTACTGTTTGGTTAGCTATGACTTAATTGAGGCAGATGAACATACTGTATACTCTTTTCCTCAACCACCAAATGATCCTGACCCTTTTGACCCCCCAGAACCTCCAGAACCTCCTTTTCCTAATGTTAATGAATTAGTTATTCAACACGAAGTTGATAACCCTATAACTATAAATTTAACTTCCCAAGAACAACCTCTTACCCCTAGCTCCGAATTACAAACAGAACGAATTGTTTACGTCCAACCTAATAACGAAGTGAAACTCTCTCAAATCCGTGAGATGTTAAATCTACTTAATGTAGACGGCGGATTTTTTTAACAACTACACTATCTTTATATAACTTTTAGTATGAATAGTGTTTACTACCGTTTTCATAAACAAACTGGTTGCTTTGCTGGAGAAACTTCTCAACCAGTTAATGACGAACTTTTTAGTTCTACCCCAATACCTTATCCTTTTTACGACTTTGATAGCCAAGAGCCTATTTGGGACGGCTTTTCTTGGTCTATAAAGAATATTCTTATATAAAATTACTTATTCTTATACTTATTTAAACTTATATGCCTGCACCTAGTATTAAATTTATAGACAGTTTGGTAGGACCCTCTCCTGTAACTAAGCAATGGCGAGACTTAGTTGGAGTTGTAGGTACTTTTAGTAGGGGACCCGAAATCCCTGTTGAAGTAGAAGACATAAAAACCTTTGCTAGTACTTTTGGTGTAGATTCTAGCACCGGTTCTTTATTTGTGCAACAAGCTATGGCTAACGGATTAAACCGTTTTGTTGTTGTTAGGTCTTCTGCTAGCTCTAATCCCGCTTCCTCTAAAATTACATTCTCTTCGGAAAGCCCTCACTTAAGCCCACAAGTTGGTTTTGTTAAAGTAGGTAACTCCCTTGAACCTTCTAGTCAAAGAACTACTGGTTTTAAACTTGACTTTAACTACATAGGCAAACCTATTGTTACTAACTCTATCTACACAACTGTTGATACTCGCCGTGGCCAGGTTAATTTGCCAAGTTTTCAAGGTATAGCTCGCTTTAATTTCTTTGTCACTAAAGCAGTTGAAGGACGCAGCTCTTCTAATATTCTTCACTCTGAATCTAACTTGAACAGCTTAACTATTGAGGTGGATACTGTACACTCCCCCTCTCCTGGTTATATTGTTGGGTTAATAAAAAAAGATGCCTTAAACTACTCTTTATTAAAAGAGTATATCCGCCCAGGATACTCTCTAACTTTAGTCGCTGAGACACCCTCGGATGACTTAATTATTGCTTCTAGTATTATAGAAAATTACTCTTTAGACTATGATGCTATTCTCTTACGGTCTGATAAAAAACACAGCCATGTCGTTTGGGGTTTAGCTCAGGGTATAGAAAATACTACTACTTCCTCTAGTAAAATTAGAGTAGGTAAAATCAGAACTATATTGGGTAATTATAGCTCTCAAGTCTCTACTGGTACTCCCTCTGTTGAAACTTCTACTTTTAAAGCTCTCAAACAGATGGTACTTTTAATTGACGGCAAGGAGTATACTCAATCTTCAGCTCCAGTAGCTATAACTACTGGAGTATACCCAATCAATACCTCAGTAGCTACTGAAAACTCTACAGGCCAAGACTTACCTTTTAGCTTTGATGACCTTATTGACGAGAGTATTAGTGAAGCAACTAATTTAGAAAATATTGATGGTACTTCTTTTGAGTTTAGTTTAACCGGTAGTATTCCCTCTATACAAGGAGGCAGTTCTGTTAGTTTTCTTCCCGTTGTAGAAACTGTTACTAACTCTAACAATTCTAGTACTTTTACTGTTACTGGTTTGTTTTCTGCTTTGCTTACTAATAGTACTGACGCTAAACGTCTTCAATCTTCTACTAAAGATAACTACTATATAGTTATAAATAATATTAAGTACTCTATAACACAGGTTGCTGCTTCTACAGATGACCATAAACTAGATATAACAGTAGCTGGAACGGTATCCGGTGTTGAAGGTAAAGCTGTTTATATATACTATGAACCTAATACTGCAGACCAATCATTCCAAATAAGGGCGCCTAGGATAGCTCAATATGTAGTGGGTTACTCCTTTGATAGTCAATCTGGTAGTTTAGGAAATGATTATTTTACTTTAAGACAGGATTATAACACTGGCACCTATAATGTTAGTTTAGATAATACTTTCTTGTTAACAGAAATGTCAGCCGGCCGCTACATTTCTTTTGGTTACTTTATCAAACCTTTGTTTGAAACAGAATTTGATAATAAGGCTTACCCCCTAAATACCAAAAGCTTTGGTATAGAACTCCTATTCGGCGCTCAATCTAATAATATTTCTTCTTTACCTTTAGCTGAGGGAGGATCTTTTTCTGTTCCTTTTGCTAAAACATCCATTAGTGTCGGTTCCCCAACTAGCACTTCTGCTACCTCTTTTAAGGACGGAGATAGTTTTACTGAAATTGTAAAAGACTTTGAATCTGCTCTGCGCTCCAATAATATTATTTCTTCTTTAATAAATAACATTACTATAGAAGAATCTATACTTGTTAATGGATTACAGGAATTTAGACCTACTATTACTCTTAACTCCACCCATAGTGGAGACCAAGCTAATAGAATTAACTGGTCCTTAACTAGATATACAACTGATGCTAGTACAGTAACAGAAGCAAATAAAGTAAAAGATGTTATCTTAGGTAATTCTATAGGTAATTTTGGTAAAATACAATATTTTGAAGGAGGCTACAACGGGTCTCAAGCTGCTTTTAGAGATTTATACTCAGCGGATGGCACTTTGTTGTGGAGAATAGAAGCTGTTACACCTGGAGTGCACGGAAATAACATTTCTTGCTCAGTTCGTAACCAAAAAACATCAGGTAAAAATAGCTCTTTTGAGTTGGAAGTTCAAGATCTTAATACTACTGTTATAGCTTCTGACTCTCGCTTTGTTACTACTGTTACTACAGCTAATTTAGATTTTACTACCGGACGTAGTTTAGCTTTTAGCACTACTAGCTTAGTTCAAATTTACTTTATGCCTGTAGTTAATTCTTTAGCTAGAAATGTAACTATAGATAGTACTCATAAAGTATTTAGATTAGTTCCCCAACGTTTGGCACCACCTTTACAACGTATTAGTTCCGCTTTTTCTGGGGGAGATACTGGGTTCTCTCGTCAAGGTGCCAGTGTTCTTTCTCTATTCTATTTAACCAACGGTAGTGATAGTACTCAACAAACACCCTCTAAACAATCACTAGCTCAAGGCTTAATTAAAGGTATTACTTCTTTAGATGGTATTAATCTAGCCTGTTTGGCTCTTCCAGGTATTTACTATGGAGACCCGGATTTTGATGCTGTATTTGAAAAAGCTATTGATAGTGTTAACAAATCAACACCAGAAAGTGGGTTAAGGTCTGCTGTATTTGAGCTCCCACCCGGTATAGACCCAGATAGAGCTAAATTATTAGCTGATAGATTAGATAACGAACGAATTGTATTAATCGCCGGCACACAACTAATGCGCGGCGCTAACGGGTTACTTGTACCTAATGTGGGTTCTTCTGGTTCTTATCTTGGTTACGATCTATCTCGCGCCCCTAATCTTTCCCCCGCTGCTTCTTACTCTGGTTCTCTTGTAAGAAATGTTATTTCCGTTGATACTTTAACTACAGGTAGTTATTTAGATAGAATGTCCGATGCAGGTATAGAAGTCTTACTTTTTGATTCTAATCTTGGAGGCTTCCGTTTCTGCAATGGGTTAACTACTAGCAGACAACTTGCTAAACGCTATCGCTCTATTAGCCGTACTTTAGACCAAGTTAAAACCGATTTGTATCTTGCTCTTCAATGGTGCCGTTCTAGACCTAATACTCCCGCTCTACAGTCTGAAGTTGCTAGCTCCTGTGACACTTACCTCTATTCTAAACTTAGAGACGGTTGGTTTACTAATCTAGAACCTACTATCTGCTCTGCTGCTAATAATACTGTACGAGACCAGCTTGAAGGTCGTCTTAATATACGTATTCGCTTTACACCTTCCTTCCCGGCTGATAATATAGTTGTTTCAACTATTATGGATATAAGTGATGACCTTACTATTCAAACCTCAGTTTAACACTCATACCTTTATAACCTATACTTTAAAACATAATTATTATGACTAATAATAGAATTGTTGTTAATAACGCGACTTTAGACCCTATTCAAGGTTTTCACCTAAATGTTTACATGAATGACCAAGCAAACGGTAACCCAGTTTTAGTTGGAGGATTTACCTCTTTCCAAAAAACTATGCGTAACGCTACTGAAGCTTATATGCCTTTTGGACGTAAAACCCCCCGCTTGTTAGATGGCGAGTTTCAGTATGGTTGGGTCCTTGAACGTGGCCTATTAGATATAGGTATATTAAAAGACGTTTTTGGAGTTGACGAAGTTGGACCTGAGTTTAAAGCTGACCCCACTCCTCGATTTGTTATAACTGTTGAAGTAAATGCACCAGAATTAGACCAAAGGGGAGTAAATTTTCCTATTAGGGGTAATTTTAACCAAAGCGGTTCTAATAACGGCGGCAGCGCAAGAAATGCTAGCGGAAAATATCAACTTATCTATGCTAAAATTGACTCAGTTACTTTAGGGGCAATGGCAGGTCGCTCTGTAGTAGCTACTAGATTTGAAGGCCTGTGCGAAAGTATTAGATTTATTGATAATAGCGCAAATAATACCCTTCTACCAACCTCTAGTAACAGATTAGGAGTTAAAGATCCTCAGCTAAATGGCGTTCCTCGTACAGTTGCTACTGGTAGTCAGGGTGGTACTCCCGGCCAAAGTTATTTATATACTTAACAGCTTATATTATCTTTAAAGTTTATAGTATAGTAGTATAATAGTATTAAGGGGGTATACCTACCCCCTTTATTATTTTTATTTAGTTTTTATGCCAAACGTACAAGCTAGGTTTAGTGCCAACCCCCAAAAACCTGTTTTAGGAAGCTCTTTTCATCAACAAGCAGATGGTCAAGTTCCTGTCTGTTTTATTACCGATATAAAGAACAAAATACTTATACAGCATAAACCAACAGAGACAAGTGAGTGGGTTGTATCAAGATCAAGAATAAATATTACTAGGCTATGGGCTTGCTCTACAGCTTTTATAAAGTGTGTTTGCGCTATACCGGATAATGATGTCCCTACTCCCCCTTTAACAAATACACCCGTATTCAGACCAAAACCTCAACAGAGAGACTCTAGTGACATAATTTCAGAGGACGCTAGTACTCCTTACCCATTAGGTATAGGAGATGAAATCTGTGTTTATTTTGGTTATTTAAATAACATTTCTGAAGATATAAAAACTGAGGACATAGGGGATAAATTTAGAAGAGTTTTTATAGGGGGTATTGACACTATTACAGAAGCTAGTAACTTTAATGAGGGCGTTACCATAGCTATAGAATGCAGGGATAGAATGAAATATTTAATGGATTCTATTTCTAATTATAACCCTGCTGATACTTCTAAACCTCAACTTGCAGAAAGTGAACGCAGTAAGGCCAGAAGCCAAGTAATTCTAGAAATTGCTAGATCCGCTGTAGGAGACTTTACTGAGAGCACTAGTTGTACTACTAACGGGTGTGGGTATAAAATACTCCAACATACTGACAGCAGTGAGAATTATACAGACATAGATTATTTTTATACTCCTAGTGCGGTAGGAAGTTTAGCTGTTAAAGATGGGTCTAAGAAACAATTACCTGTTTCTATAATGCCTACATTCTATATTCAAAGTACTAGACAGGATTATGGGGGGCAAGATCAAGTCAGTTTTCATATGGTTGTTGATAGATTACCTATTGATTATTTAAAGTATATGTCTCTGCAAGAGGTCTATTACACTGAAGTATTCGCTCATAACGTTACTGGAGATTATTACTATTCTGCCAGATTTGTTAGTACAGAAGGCTTAGGCAATCCTAAACTCTTATATAGAACTTATTTTAATAGGATAACTCCTCCCGGTTTAGGCAAGCTATACAATAAAGATAATTCTATAGACAATTTACATCCCAGTCAAATAGCAATAGCTTATCAAGAAGAAAACAGTTTAATATCATGGAGATCAAATGTAATTATTAAAAATGATGGTACTGGTCAAAACCCCTCATCTAACTTTCTTCATGTTAAAAGTACCCCTGTAAGATTTGAGAAGAGAGGTTTTCCCTGTAGCTATGTTTTTATCACCGATTCTACTTTAAATAAACCAGCTGAGTATGCTGCAACTGCTATTGCTTATATACGCCGTGTTGGTAAGCCTGTTAGAGCGGCTGAGCTACATTTACTAGGAGACCCTAGTTTATCCCCTGGAGAACTTATTCAGGTTATTGGCTCTATGCCTAAAAATACCACTACCCCTCAAGACCAAAAAACTCTTTTAGAAGAATCTTTTAAACAAAGACAAAATGCTATGTCTTATGCCAATCTTTACAAACAAGAGATTAAAGACATAGTAAGCGCTATTGACAGAGATGTATCTGTAACTGAAAGTTCATCTTCTGAGTCTACCCCTGTTTCTGTTCATGGTATAAAAAAAACAGGTGACTTGACAGTACAATCTCTAACTGAAGGTACAAATGTTTATTGCTCTGCTATTACTGACTCTGCTACTACTGACCCTTCCTCTGAGAACTCAGACGACCCTGGTAGCACACCCGAGCCGAACCCATCCTCTACTACTAGTGAGAGCTCTAACATAGCTGATATAACTGTACTAGAGGATATAGATAGTATGTGGAGAATAGAGAATGTTCAACACCAATTTAATGACGGCAAACCCGGTTTTTACAGTATATTAGCATTAACAAATCCTTATTGATATGGCAGCCTTAAATATATCTCCTTTAGTAACACAAAGCCTTAGGCACAATAAAGTTCCAGACAAGATAGTTTTTGGTAGGGTTATAAAAGGGCCAACTGAACTAAAACTTAACAGAGCTATTGTATATTTAATAGCCGATGGTTCTAAAATTGAAGTAGAATTATCAGCGGCGGTTGCAGATCAAAAGCCAAAACCAGGAGATTTAGTAGCTATACTTTTCTCTGCGGCGGACCAAGGACTAAATCCTTTAATTATAAACTTATACAATGTTAATGATGAAAAAAGACTAAGAGATTCCGCATTTAAAGATATTAAAGATGGTAAAAGTGACGAGCTTTTACTACCCGCTAAGATATATAATCCGACAGAATTGTCTACTGCGGGCTATTCTCTCCCAAACGTAGGGTTTAGGAGGTCAAAGAATAAAAATGATATATTAAAACTTACATTTGAAGCAGACACTAAAGAAGGTATAAAGGTTTTTGCACCGGGTAACAAAGAGTTTAAACTAAATGGAGACCTGGTTCACGCACAGACAGAGGATGGAGATATTGCTCTTAGTTTAAAAGACAAATATGAAACTCCAACTCAGAAAGAAGCTAGGATAAGAAAGCAGGAAGAAGATATAAAGAATCTACAGACAGCTTTAAACTTCCAGCAGGCAAACTATGTTAACCGTTTAATAAAAGACGACGGGACTATTAACATTGAAGTATTTAAGAAAGATGATAATTATACTCTATACACAGATACTGAAGTAACACAAGCCTTTGCAAAAATATATACAACCAAATCAGCTAGTGAAAATAAAGAGTTACAAGCATATCTAAAAAGGCTTAGAGAAGTAACTAAGTGTATGGAGGAGACTGCTAAACAGTCTAAAAAAAAGACTAAGACTTTTCTAGAACAGGTTGGAGATGAACTTGTTAATCAAGTACTATTAGGAGTAGCTAAAGAGTTTGCATTAACTGCTTTAAACAGTGTATTACCGGACTATCTTAAAGTAAATATAGTTATAGAAAGAGATGAGAATGGGGATGTTTTTGTAAAAAACTTTTCTATTGGGCAAATAGTGTATGACGTTAGGGAAGATACTGTAACTGTAGGCGGCGACATCTTTAACCCTTTTATAACCTCTGGTGTAGATGAGGTTAATAAGTTATTACCCCCCTTTCTTCAAGTAAGCGCATCAGAATTAGGCTTAGAAGTTGGCGATATTGTAATAAGAAAAAATGAGCTAGCACAGGATACTCAAAAAGAATATAGAGTTAGAGATGATATTATAGTAGTTAATGGTAACGCGACTACTTATATACAAATGCGCGGACAGAAGTTTAACTTAGGTAGAGCATCAGATATATATGTCGATAGAACAATAAGTTACGGCTTAGACGAGCTTAACAAAAACCTACCAGACTTATTTCACGTGTCTGTTAGCAGAGACCCAGATGATGATTCTAGAGTTTTTGAATCCGGTCCCTTTACTATAAAGGCAAGCGGTAAGAACGCCGGGCTATCCGTTGACCAAGAAAAACTAACACAAACTATAGAGCAGCTACCTAATGAACTATTAAATCAGGTCCCAGCTCCCCTACAAGGTACCGCTAGAGCTTTATGGAGTCAAGCTAGTAAATATATAGTAGATGATATTTTATATAGCAAAGCAACCGAAGCTAAACGAGAACGAGAACGAAAAGAAAAAGAAAAGGCTACAACCTTTGTTAAAGAGCAAAACAACCTTCTAAAGAGAAAGCAAGCCCTTGAGCGTGCTGAACAAAGTTTACTAGTAGATAAAGAGTTATTAGAAATCAATAAGCAAATTCTAAAAGATAAAAAAGAAGAATCGTATCTTTATAGTCAAGATAGTATAGATAAAACACAAAAAGAAATAGATCGGCTTACAAAAAAAATAGAGGCTGAAGAAAAAAGAATACCAGAAGAAAAACTTAGTATTCAGACAGAGGAACAGAGACTAGCTAAGATTGAGCCAGATATCTCTCCTGAGTTAATTGCACAAGCTCAACAAGAAGAAGCTTCAACTGTAGCCGCGCGCTATGATGCCTGCGTCGCTACCCTTAAAAGTGATACCCCAAAAACTAAATCTATAGCCGGTATAGCTGTTGGCGCACCTTTAGCTCCCCCAGGGCAGTCCCCTAGTGCACCTCGTTTAAGCCCGGGTAACCCTGCCTCCTCCCAACTTGCTTCTACCCCTTAACAAACTCTTAGTATTTTACTAAACTAAGTTTACTTTATACGTTAAATACTTATAAAGTTTATAACCACTAACTCTATTACTTTTATGTTTAAATCATATACTAATACTATTACACCCCCACCAGCTTTCTTAGATGAGGACGAAGATACTGATACTCTCTTAGTAGACAAACTTTACCTTTATTCTGTTAGATTTCCGACTGAAGTAGTTAAAGCATATAGCAATCTTATTACTTATTCCTCTTTCTATGATCTCTTTGATCTTGTTCTTTTTTCTTGTCCTGATTCCCTTTTTGGTATCCCTGTCTGTTCTCTTCAGTTTTTTATTACTAAATCTCTTAACTCTACTTTTATTCAATCTTTTAAGTATAGCAGCTCCTACATCGAACAAACTATTAAGTCTTTAACTTCACAATCTTTACTTCAACAGTATCTTGAAACTTTTCTTCTACTTAAACCTTTTAGTATTGATTCTTTTCTTAAAGACCCTATGTACCTTATCGACTGGTGTTTGCTTGTTGACCCTTCTTATACTAGTATCTTACAACCTATTAAAGATAGAGATATTAATAAGTTCTTTATAGAACTAGTAAATAAATCTAGTAACTGCTATATTACTATACATATCAAACCTCTATCTGACTTGCTAGAAAACATCCAACGATATTATTTTAATTACGTTTTAGGAGCAATACCAGTTCATGGTACAGTATAAAGTTGGTTTACCTTTATCTCCGTACAGCCAGAAATTTGGCTATGAAATACCCGAGCGCCTTTCTACAGAACAATGGCGCAGTATTGATATAACTTTAGCTCAGGCTAATTTACAAGAACAAGCATCTAAATACAACTCCTTTAACCTAAAATCTCCTACTCTTCTTAACTATAGAGATTATTTTGTATATAAAGCCTATGAGCATTTTATAAGAAATACTCAGTACTCAGATACACAAGAAACTTCTTTAACTAATAAGGTTGTACAAACATGGCAAACTCTCTCTTTTGATGATATATGGCCCTATACTGGCCCTAGTATAGCAGAGTTAAAAGACCCCCCTACTTATGGTGGGGAGCTCGGCTCTTTAGCTTATTACAGCCAGTACGTTGATAGCGAGCTGCCTTTTCCTCTAGTTATAGAAGAAACTCTAAAATTTATATGGTCTATCTGTGGCTCAAACTATGATAAATTACCTAACCAACGCTTGCTAGATATTGTTAATGATTGTGGCTTTACTCCTGAAATTGTTAATCTGATAGAAACCTACAGCAAAGCCCTCTTTGATTTACAACCTACTTCAAAAGAATATTTCCTTTTAGTCTACGCCAGAACGCGCGCTGTAATTCCTTCCTCTTTCTCTAATCTTTTACTTCGCGTTCTTTTCCACGAATACCAACCTGAAATCTTTAGCTCTGTCCTCCCTTTAGTTCCTGTTATACAACAAGATAAGGCTCAAAATGCTCTCTATAATGTCTCTCGCTTACTCCCACCTTCTGGTTTTATTCTCCTCTTTCAATCCCTTATCTGTGAATCTTATATACGCTGCGCTTTGTTTATAACTTACCTTGACCCCTCTTTTTACTCCCTTTCCCTTACACAAATTGAATCTTCTAAGGAGTTTAACTTTATTACCCTTCAAATCTCTCGTCTACTCTGTCTCGCTTTTGATTCTTTATCCGCTTTGTCCTTTTTCTCTACTTTTACTCAAACTGATTCTGAACTCTCTTCTATCCAAAAAGATATAACTGCTTGGCTCGCTTTGTCTAAATCTACTATCTCTGATAAAGATGATTACAGGTTGTACTCTTTTGTATAAGAATTATTATGTTACTAAAAGGCTTATTTTATGGCAAAACAATTTTCTGGTAATACCGTAGAGAGTACAAAAACTATTCCTGGGATAGGAAGCTTAAAAACTATAAACATAACCTGTGATAACCCTATCTGCACTAAATCTACTGTTATACGCGTGTCTGGCGCTAATCCAGAAGTTTATAAGTTGATTCCTGTCTATACCGGAGATATAACACCACAGGTTACTATTACTACTAACAACAGCTCGGCTAATAGTTCTCTCCACAACATTGAATTTGATTCAGAAGGTCAAGTCCAAGTCTATGCTGTCCCCTCTGATTACCCTAAAGACTATGCTCTCTTCTCTCAGCTTTCTTCTATTAATAACTACAGCCGCTCTGTCTCTATCTCTTGCTCTAAACCCTCTTCCTCCCTCTCTAACTCCTCTACCTCTTTTAACTCTTCTACTTTTTCTGTCAATAACGATTTAAAAACTGCTAATAACCTCAGCAAGTGCTTCCCTAATACTAAGCCTAAATTTAATCAAAAGCCTGACCATAACTACATCAAAGCCGCTTATTATGAAGAAGACCACTGCGTATCTAAACAAGTTAATAACTTATATAGCCTCGCAGGTGTTTCTTTTAATGTTAAAGATAATCACGTTGATAATGACTTACAAGCTATTACTAACTGGATTAAA